GGTGGACCGGCTGGATGAGCACTACGGCTTCGTTCCGCTCAATGAATACGGCTACCGCGTTGCAACCCCCAGCAAGTACCTGGCGTCGATCATCTGGAGTGAGCTCAAGGGATTGATCGGCCCGGTGCTGGAGGTGAAGGCATGGCTGCGCAAGCTCACCAAGGCGTTGATGCCGAAGGATTGGCCGCTGGTGTGGACCAGCCCCATGGGATGGCCAATGCGCATCGCAGATAGGGCGCCAACCAAGCAGGCAATATCTACATGGCTGTATGGAAAGCGGATCAGCAGTCACATCCAGGACCAGCCCTGGGAGTCTCCCCTGTCCTATGTGCTTGCGAACAAGGGCATCTGCGCCAACCTCACCCACTCGTTCGACGCAGCGTTCTGTCATGCCGCTGTGAAGTGGGCCGCCAGCCGCTCCATGCCAGTGGTCAGCAACCACGACTGTTTCGCTGTCCAGCCTTGCAACGCAAAGGTTTTCCACGCTGCACTGCTGTCGGAGTTCCGCACGATGTATCGCCCCAACTGGCTAATGCAAATCAAGGAGGAGCTGGAGGGCTATTCCGAGATCACCCTGCCCGATCCGCCATATGTAGGGACGTTGAGGGCTGGCGACATTGGATCCAATCCGTATCTGTTCTCGTGAAACTATGGACTTCTACGGGGATGGAGAGTAGTTTCGGTTCGCCATTCACAGCACCCCATGGCTGAACTCTTCGCCACCCCCGTTCTTGAAGTCCGCTGGGCAAAAGTGGTGGGTGATCCCGAACCCAACAAGTGGGAGCCCACCAAGCGCCCCAGCTGGTCAATCGAGGCACTCATCGATCCACAGAACCCCGAGCACATGCAGTGGGTTGCATCAGCTGAAGACCACTTCGCTCAGTTCCACGGCGACCAGGGCAAGAAGTCAGCCAACTGGCTTGCCATTGGACCCGACAAGGAGGACCGCACCAAGCTGGTGGCCAAGTTCAAGATGCCGCAGTTCACCCGCAAGGACGGCACCACAAGCCCTGGCCCCACCGTGATGGATGCCGGCAAGCAGCCCTGGCCGCACAACAAGCTCATCGGCAACGGCAGCAAAGCCCGGATTGGTTACACGATCTATCCCTGGAGCTCACCCAGCGGGCAGGGCGTCACCATGCAGCCCACGCACGTCCAAGTCATTGAGCTGGTCGAGTACAGCAGCAGCGGCGCACCATCCGCTGACCCCTTCCAGGTGGAGCAAACGGGTTACAAGCTCCCCGATGCAGACGCCAACTGCCCGATGCCTGGCTCCTCTGTCGTGATCACAGAGCCGCAAGGCACTGGGATTCCCTTCTGATGTTGCGGACCGCCGACGTTTGCATCCCGGTGATCCCGAAGTCGGCGCCACGTCCACGGTTCAAGGGCAATGCCTACAACGATCCCAGATACAAAGCATGGAAGGCTAACTTCCGCGCCTTTGTCTCGGAGTGGTGGCTACTTAAGCCCTTGAACCATGTGAACCTGCTGTGCTGCCACTTCTATGGCCCGGCAGTTGGCGATCTCGACAACAAGCTCAAGGCAGTTCTTGACTGCCTGGTTGGCCAGGTGATCTCGGACGACAACGTAAAGGTGGTGCCCTTCGTCGTTACCAGATGGTTCAAATCAACCAAGGCCGATGCCCACATTTACCTCAAAGTCTGCTGGATTGAAGATGAGATGTCCTGAATGCGAATCCATCAAGACCCGCGTCGTTGAGACCCGCGTCATAGATGGCACCTACGTGATGCGCTACAGGTTCTGTGGCGACTGTGGTTGCACATTCCGCACCCATGAGCGGACTGTGTTCAACGCAGGCAAGAACAAGTGGAGCGTAACTCCAGTGCAGCTGGAGGGTGATGAGTGAAGCAGAATCACGTTTTGTACGTCATCGCCCTTGCTCCGCTTGCGGGAGCTCTGATGCTCTGGCTGAGTACAGCGATGGCCACACGCACTGCTTCTCCTGCGGGAAGACCAGCCAGCAGCCACGGCTTACAGAAGCTCCCCCCACGTACCATTTTCAGCCAATGATCCAGACGGCTTCAACGCCGTGGAAGGATTATTACCGGGGCATACCCGGCCGTGTCCTGGATCAGTACGGCATCGCACAATCAGAAGACCAAACGGTCTTTCACTACCGAAACAAGAACGGCGAGGTTATTGCCCAGAAGTTCAGGAACGCAGATAAGTCTCGCGTCTCATGGACTGGCAACCCCCGGGATGTAACAGGTTTCGGATCACACCTTGCATCACCCAAGAAACATGAAGCTATCGCAATTTGCGAAGGAGAGTTTGATGCTCCTTCTATTTTTCATGCTACTGGTGGCAAAGTTGTTGGCATTTCTGTTCCCAATGGAGCGCAATCAGCCGCCAACTTTGTCAAGAAGCACCTCGACTTCTTCAACCAGTTCAAGATCGTCTACGTCGCAACTGACATGGACGAGCCCGGCAAAGCAGCAGCCGGTGCCCTGGTCTCATTGTTCGAGGCCGGGCAGGTCCGCCGGATTGTCTTCACGCGCAAGGACGCTAATGAAGAACTGGAAGAGCTCGGCTCTCAAGCACTCAAGGATTGCGTCCATGGTGCAAAGGAGCTTCGCCCTGATGGAATCCGTAGTGCCAGCACCTACAAGGGAGTTGCGCTTCAGCCACCTGACCGCGCAGTAACTCCTTACGCCTTCCAGTATTGGAACGACAAGACCCAGGGGCAGTGGAACAACCAGCTGAATGTGCTGATTGCAGGCTCCGGTATCGGCAAGACCACCGTGGCCCGTGCCCTGGCCCTGGGCGACATGGAGCGTGGCATCAAGGTGGGCTGGATTGGCCTGGAGGAGACCGCAGAGGAGGCGATCTATCGCTTTGTCGGGATGGCTGCCCAGGTGCAGCTCCATGCCCGTCGTAACTACAACGGCCTGTCGGAAGAACAGCTGAAGAACATCAGCGATGCCGACAAGTTCGTCACCTGCGGCGGGCGCCTGGAGCTCTTTGACCACTTCGGCTCCCTTGATGCGGACGTGATCCTTAATCGGATGGCCTACATGGTGCGGTCGTTGGGGTGCAAGCACCTGTACCTCGACCACCTCACCATCGTCGGCTCCGGCCTGGCGCAGGACACCCGTCACCTAGATGCACTGATCACCAAGATCAGGAGTTTCATTGCCAGCACCAACTGCTCGGTGTTTGCCATCAGCCACCTCAACCGCAGTAGTTCCCAGTTCAAGAACCACGAAGACGGTGGGGTGCCGGAACTCCATGACATCCGCGGATCCCACTCGATCGTGCAATTGGCCGACACCATCTGGGCCCTGTCGCGAAAGCGCGGGACTGATGTGCTGCATTCGTTCTGCCTGAAGAACAGGATGCTCGGCCGCCAGGGCTATGCAGGCTCCTTTGAGTTTTCAGAGCACACCCAGCAACTCCGCCAGCTGTGGGATGACCCAACCAACTCCTTCTAACGGCCCTCTTGCAGAACTCACCATGGAAGACCTTGAACGGCTGGCGATCTTTGCCAGCGACAAGCTTGAGCTCGCCCAAAGCAAAGGCGACCAGGCCGGCCAGATGTACTGGAGCGGCTACCTCCTAGCGCTCCGCCACCTATTCGAGGCAATCAATGAGTAACGCACCCATGCGGAAGAACGAGAAGATTCGCGCTGCAATCCGCGATAACCATGTCAACTACATGTCTGTTGACTGTGTTCCGCGTATGCCGGGCACCAACTACCCAATCAAGTCAAACGCTCCGCTATGGAAAGCAACCGTTCAATTCAGCAACCACCCTCAGATGAAGGAGATTCTGCGAGCGGAAACCAAAGCCGCAGCAGAGCGCTACTTGATCAACAGGTATCCGTCAGCCTCCTCAGTGGAGATTCTCGGCAGGGCCGAGCTCTGATCGACACCGACTTCTACCTGTACAAGGCAGCAGCAGCCAGCACCTTCACCTTCAAATGGGACGACAACAACCGTGTCGGCATGACCAACATCGCCATGGCGCGGGATAAGTTCCAGACCTTCATCGACTGGGTGGAGGACACGCTGGAGACACTGACCCCAGTGCTTTGCCTGGGGGGCAGCAGCAATTTCCGCTACGGCCTCTATCCCAATTACAAGGCCAACCGCAGGGAGAAGGTCAAGCCATGGGGCTATGGCGAGCTGGTGCAATGGGCCATGGAGTCGTTCCTCTGTGTCCAGATCGAGGATGTCGAAACCGATGATGTCATCGGCATGCACTACCGCACCGGGGACGTGATCATCTCCGGCGACAAGGACCTCAAGACCATCCCTGGCCTCCACCTGGAGGGTGAGGGGTTGATCGACATCTCCGAAGATGAAGCCGATCACCGCTTCTACATGCAAGCCCTCACGGGCGATGCAACCGATGGCTACCCCGGCTGCAAAGGCGTGGGGCCAGTCAAGGCGGAAGCACTGCTCAAGGACTGCGAAACCAACGAGGACCGCTGGGAAGCTGTCGCCAACCAGTACCTCAAGGCAGGCCATGACATCACTTATGCCCTGACCCAGGCCCGTCTCGCACGCATACTGAGGCGGGGGGAGTATGACGACGAGCCGAAGCTATGGATGCCGCCAATCAAGGTGGTCTCTTAACTACGGCGCCGTAAGCATGGGGGCAGCACCGCCCCCTTTTTCATGCCGATCGAGCAGGTCCTGATGTCCAAGGAGAAATGGCTGGACTTCTGGCAATACTTCAAAGGCGAGCAGGCCCAGGTGGCTGGCGTCGAACTGCTCTACGACCAGATCAAGAAATCTGACCCAACCCTCCTGGCTAATAACGCCAGCTGGACTGAGCTCTACCGGGAGCAGGGCACCATCGAAGCGGAACTCAAGACGCCCACGTGGCCCATCACCCGGGAGCACATGGCTGAGATCATGCTCTGCCCGCCTGATTCCATCCCCGACTCACTGATGGATGACTACGCCAGGTGTGTCGAGACCTTTGGCCTCAACCGCATCAATCAGGCTTACTTCCTGGGGCAATGTGGCCATGAAAGCTGCGGCCTGCGCTACCCCGTCGAGATCCATGACGGCAGCAACTACGAAGGCAGAAGCGACCTGGGCAACAGCCATCCCGGTGATGGCGTCAAGTTCGCAGGGACCGGCTGGATCCAGGTCACAGGCCGCTACAACCACCAGCGCTTCTCTGATTACCTCGCCACTCAGGGCAAGTCCGACCCCAAGGTGATGGCTGTCGGTAAGACCTACACCAGCGAGGTGTATCCATGGACAATCAGTGGCTTCTGGTGGTCATCAAACGAAATGATTGACTACTGCAACGGAAGACCAGAGGTTGATCAGGTCGGCGCCCGAGTCAATGGCCGGTATTTGCCAAACGGTTACGAAGACCGTCGTGCATTCACTGCTAGAGCGTTCCGTGTACTCGGCGAATGAGGTCATGCAGGATGTCGCCTTTGGGTTCATGATCGAAGCCTGCCGGAGGGAGATCTACAGCTGCGCTGACATCAACCAGATGCGAATGCTCACACTCAAGACGCTGGAGCTAATGGAAAACCAGCGGGCGGTGCTTAGGCAGATGATCAACGAGCATCAGCTGGACGAGAACCCGAGTCGTACAGCCCTTCCAGTCGATCAATCCGGCGGTCAAGATCATTGACATGGAAGAACGTCTTCATCGCCTCCTTGCTGGGGCGAATGGCACCTTGAGCATCGATCAACACGTGGATGCTCTCTTCCAGCTTGTCTATGCGGCCGTCCAGGGCCACGCCAGCGGCGATCAAGTAGGCCATTAACCCACCAATAGCAGTGGCGACTGCGGCCACTACTGCAGCGTGCTCACGGGCGATCAGTGGTTCCTTGCCATGGGTCATGGCAGCTTGTTGGTATCGGTTAGAAGACTCAGCACGGTGGTGATCGACAGGGTGAACAGCTCCTGCGCCCGTTGGCCCACCTTGGGGCAGGCATCGACTGGTGTTGCCTCGCTCATATCTCGTGCAACCGCGGCGCAATGCCAAATCGAATAGAACATCAGTGCAAACTCAGCGACAAACAATCCGGCCAGCATCCTGAATAGGAACAGGCGTGGCCGGAATGGCCGCGGCTCAGGCATCAGCGAAAGAAGCTGATCTGGAACTGACCGCCATAAGCAAAGGGGCCATCGCCTTTGACAGCCCCAACACCGAACTCATACCAGCCAGTGCCACCGCTAGCAGGGCGA